TAATCTGGCTTCGTTTGAAGTTAGATAAAGGCTCAATTACAGTAGTTCCATATTCACGATTAGCGTTAATGATTTTGCCGTCTCCGATATAAATTGCGGCATGGTAAAAGTCCACTCTTCCCGGATAGGCAAAAACGACTATATCGCCTAATTTAGGGGTGTGAACACGTGTTCCGAGATGCCCTTGGGCATTTGCTGAATGTGGTAGTTCTAGACCGAATCGTTCATAGGCCCAACGGACCATACCTGAACAGTCCCATCCACGAGGACTGGACCCTGAAAATACGTAAGATGTTTTTCCTACGCGGGTCTTTAGATAACCAACAACTTTTTTCATTTGAGCAGTATTGCGATGTGCTTTTGCTGTCTGAATTAAAGTTAATGGTTTTACTACATGATGTTTTGTTACTTTGGTTTCCTGACCTACAGCAACTGATGTAGATGCAGAACAACCGGCTAGCATTAATAAAATGCTGGTTACTATTACGTACTTTTTCATTTAGCGACCTTACCTTTCATTTCTTTAGTACTGGGGTCGTTTATTGTCGAAGTGACACTATATTCAGTTATGGGTAAAACCATAGCACAGAAATACAGACCTAATCAACGTTTAGACAAAAAAACACACCTAAATGGGGGAGAATGGTATTGACCCTATTTGTCAAATTAATCACGCAGTTATTTGTATAACATACGCGTTCCCATACCTAAACTCCATTAAAAATACTTAGTTTAGAAGAGTAAAATGAAACTTTTTGGAAATGTACTATTGCGTGTACTCGCAACATTTGTCGCCTCAGCACTAGGCGTAATTGGTGCTGGTACAGTAGCCGGTTCTATGAGCGGTGTTGAAATCCCTATTTGGTTTAGTGCCGTAATGGGCGGTGTAATGGCAGTAGCTAAGGTAGTTGAACTGCTAGCTTTGGCTTTCTTAGAAGATGGAAAGCTTACTATGAATGAAATTAATGCTGCCTTCCAACAGACTGTCGCGCTTAAAAATGTAGAGGAGTCTAAAGATGAAAAGACTAAGTAAACTATTTGCAATTTATTTTGCAGGTTTATCTATCCTGTTTGCATTCTTTTCTGCAAGTCCTGCTATGGCAGACAGCACTACTGACTACAACAATAAAGTAGCAGAAGCGCAAGCTAAAATTAATGACCTTCAATCTCAGCTAGATGCTGCTCAAGCTGACCTTGATAGCTGGACAAACTCTTCAAATGAGCAAGCGAATCAAATTAACGATGCCCAAACAGCTGTTATGGAAGCACAGGATGCAGTAGATGCTGCTGAAGCAACCTATAACTCTTACAAAGCGGATTATGACCAGTATTTCGCACAGGTGTCTTCTGCGGAACAGGCAGTATCTGTAGCGATTGCTGATGTCAATACTGCTGCTGACCTTGTAGACAGTACCTATAATGATTACGTAGTGGCTCAGCAAAATGCTGATAACGCCCAAACTGCTATGAACCAAGCACAAAATGACTACGACACTAAATTAATTAATTCTGGTGGTCAGGGAACTACTCCTGGTTTAACTGTTGATGTTTATACGGGAATTAACCGCAACGGTAATCCACCTTCAAAATCAGACACTATCTATACAAAATGTAAGACAACTACTGTAACTAATATTCAGGCTAACTGGGGTGGTGGAGACATTTTAGGATGTGGCTCTGAGTACATCATGCTTCACTACAAGGGATATATTACTTACCCAACTACAACTAAGGTTTATTTCCAGAACCAAGCCGATGACGGTTTCTACATGTCTATCAATGGCACTCAGGTAATCAATGACTGGTCACTGAAGGGCTGTGGAGCAAACTCAATCGGTATGTTCTCTTTTACCGGTGGAAAGTCATACGCTATTGATGCTTGGTTCTACGAGTGGACTGGCGGTGCTTGTTCTACCCTGTACTACCAGCCTCTCGGTGGTTCTTGGAGTATAGCTCCTGCATCACTATTTAGCCAAACTGCAGCAGTTACTATGGTTAAAGACCCAGCACTAAAAGTCATTTTAGATAATAAAACCACACTTTATGTTCAGGCGGTAGCCGCTGAAGAACAGGCTAACCAAGTTTATTTAGATGCTGAGAATAACTATGATGGTAAATATTTAACCTACGCTATGTTAAGCCAAGATTTAGCTAATAAACGTTCCACGCTTAATAAATATGAAGCAGTTATGAACGATTCTGAGGCAAATTGGCAAAACTGTAGTGATGCTAATGCAGTTGCCGCGGCAAATCTACGAGACTTAAAAGCAGAATACGCAACAACTTTTGAAGGTATTGAAGCTGCTGTAGCTAAAGTTGATGACTTAGAAAAACAACTAGCCCAAGCAAAGATTGATTTAGCAAACATTCCTAAGCCAACTGCTTCTGACAAACGTAAGCCAAAGAAAACAACGGCTAAGTATTTTGCTGATGGGGCATACATTCCTAGACCAACATTTAGTCCGCTCCCAAAATAATCCCCCCCAAGGAATTCAGCAATAATAATCCAGTTGCAGCTATTCCAGTGTTGGGGGCAGTATTTGAAGGGGTCGCGCAGATGTTTAATGCTTTAAATAACATCGGTGCGGATTTACCCCCAGCTGTTCGTGAAAAAGCCCAAAAAGTCGTTATCTCCGCTATCATTGTTACACAGGTAGCAACTCAGGCTGGTGTAATGGCAGCTCAAAGTGCTGCAAACGCCGCTGCAAGCGCCGCTGGCGGCTCGTCATCAGGTTCATCAGGTTCTAGTCGAAGGAAAGAAAAATGAAGTTTCTAAATGACCTTATAGGGCAAATTTGGACCCTTTTAGGCATGTTTGTGGCCTGGATTGTACTTGAAGGTTCGGCTAAAGCGGTGGTAGGTTGGTGTATTATCGGCTCACTAGTTATCTGGATAGTCACGTTTCCCCTGCGTAATAAGGACTAATAAGCGACAATAGAAGAGTACCGAAAGGACTCTCGTATGTACAATTACCGTTTACCGTTCCCAAAAGTTGCGGACCCATTTGGCTCGCACTCCGCACAGCGTAAGGCAATGGGCCTAGGCCCTCACCGTGGTGTAGATTACAACGGCTTCAAGGCTGGAACTCCTCTTCCTGCTGTTGGAGATGGCGAAATTACTCTAAACAAATGGACCGATGTCCTTGGATGGGTTATTGAGCTTAAGGTTGGAAAGCACTTCTTCCTTTACTGTCACATGAATAAGCAGTCTCCTCTTAAGGTTGGCACCAAGGTTAAATCCGGTGACACTGTAGGTGGGGCTGGAACCTCCGGAAGCGCAAGTAGTGGTGTTCACTTGCACTTTACTCTTTCCACCGTATCTGGTGGAGGAATCACTGGCAAGGTCTATGACGCTCACGCATTCTTAGTAAAGAAGATTGCTGAAGAAAAGGCCGCAGCTAAAAAAGCACCAAAGGCAGCCGCCGTTAAAAAAGAACCAATCGTCGCACAAACTCCTGTACAAGCCGTTGCACCTAAAATTTGCGAGACTTGCAAACAGGAGATTAAATAATGAAACAACTTCTTAACTTAATTAAGCGAACTATGGGTGTTATCATGTTCGCCGCTATTCCAGGTATGGCTACTGGTGCCGCTTCAGGCATTGGTCCGGTACTTGGTGCACTAAACGGTGTTATGACCGTATTTTCATCAATCATCATCTATTTCGGTGTTCAACTAGCTTGGGATGCTCACATCTCAGACGAGGACATTGAAAAGGGATTCCGTGCAGCTGTTGCAAAACAGTCTGCTGACTCAAAGGAAGTCAAGGAAGCTTTGTCTACCGCAGCACAAGATGCTCCAGACATGTCTGACTTTGGAGATGTTGACGAACTAGATGCCCTAGACGATGACGAAGAAGACAAGCCGTTGGCTTAAGTCTTAATTAAAAACCCCCTGCTTATTTAGCAGGGGGTTTTTTATTTAGCTGACTAAGTACGAATATTGCGGACAATACGTAGCTACTGATGAACCGATAGTAAACCCGATAAAGCTAAAAAACTCTGGGTCGTCACTGTCAATGCTCATTACTAAATTGTATGCTAAGGACTCGAAATCTCCGCCATCTCTAAAGTACTTGCAGCTTAATGCTCCAATATTTACTAATTCTGCATCAGAGTAAAGGCTAGCGTAATACGGGTATTGAGAACGAACTAGACTCACAAAAATTTCATCTTTAGTATATACAGGTGTTGTTGGCGTTGGGTCAGGCTCTACGGTATAAGTCGGCATTGGTTCTGGGTCAATAGCATGTGTTCCAGAGCTGCCGGCACATCCGGTTATTCCAACCGTAAGCAGGATTACTCCTGCAATTGCAAATAGTTTTTTCATAATTCTCCTAATAAGGATATTAGTGTATCACACTTTGGCTGGACCAGTAGGATTCGAACCTACGACCTAGGAGTTAACAGCTCCCCGCTCTGCCAGCTGAGCTATGGTCCATCGTAACTATTTCTTAGTTACTAGGCGTCGCTTAATAGCGTCAAAGATTTTAGGGCGCTTTTTAAAGGCTTTACCGTTTTTACGGTCAGCATTTCTTGCTCTTGGTGCTTTAGCCATTGTTTCTCCTTACAATTCATAGCCGGAGTTAGTTGCTCTCCAGACGCTTGGTGCATGATTTTTCTCTACCTCAGCTTTATCTAACTGAGTTTCATAGAGTCTTATGATATGAACGCAAGGGTCTTCACCCTGCTCATACGCTATTTCTTCCTCAAGTGACATTGGTAGACCGTCATGTATTTCACACACAGATGGTCCGCACCAACCTTGGGTAAGTCCGTACTGTAGCCATTCATCAAAAGTCATTAATTACCTCTTCCCCAACCGCCACCTCTAAACTGAACTGCAAGATTACCAAACACTCTGGTCATCAGCTGTTTACAGGCAAGGCACTCAGGCACTTTTACTTCCTCGTTTATTCCTAATGTGATAGTTATTTCAGCGTCACATTTTGGGCATTTGTATTTATAGTTTGGCATGTTATACCGACCTATCTAATAGGAAACCACGAAGTGTACCAATTGTCAAATCCACTCCACCGTTATCGTTAATACCAATTCCGTCAATAACTGCGGAAGCTACAGCATTCTTTTGCTGTAACGCCGCATGTTGCCTTACTTCTACTGAATTACTAACTAAGAAATCTTGAATAACTATGGTCTTCCACTCAGAAGAGGCTCTACGAATCCTGCCATTACGCTGAGTAGCAAGACCAGAAGACCAAGGTAAATCATAGTTAATGAGCATGTTCGCCGCGGGGAGGTCCACTCCATAACCGCCAGCATCAGAACTAATAAAGACGCGAATCCGAGGGTCATTGTTAAGGGCATTCTTATGTTTCTCCTTAGTTTTGGCGTCAAGTTGTCCCGTATAGGTAACGCTTATATCCCTGCCAATTCGGTCAGCAATAATATCTACCATATCTACATACGAGCAAAATACTACTAGTTTATTTTTTTCATCTTGGTCTAGGAAGTCTTTAACATATTTAATAAACACTTCTAGTTTGGTATTTGGCAAATTATCTAATAGGTCTTCATCTGCTAATTGAGCTGCATATGCAGAACCTTCTCCATTGCCTTCGTTAAACTTTTTGGCACTAATTTTAATTAGTTCTGGAGAGCATGTCAGCATTTTAAGGCAACCTATCTTAGACATAAGCTGTCCTCGTAATTCATCGGCTGGCCCTCCCCAGGACTTTTCAAATCCATAGTGAGCTAACACGTTAAACGAATTTCCAAATAAAGTCTGGGCGTTGTCTAAGTCCTGTAGTAAATCATCTGCAATACGTTTATATAAGCTTGCGGTTTTTCTATCCATCATTACGTACACAGGGTCTTTATGAATTGTAGACGGTAGGAAAGGAGCGACATCTGGGTCGCTTTGAGCTTTGCGAACAGAGGCTTCTTTCATCCGCTCATGCAATGTAGGTAAATTGCGATAGCGGTCTACGCCGCCCCAAGCGTTGCGAACAATAAATGTCATATCAAACTTATCAAATCTACCTAAAACACTGTCATCT